GACTTGAGATGTACCATGTCGTAAGAGCTATAATGCGTAATAGTTAACACATCTAACGTCTCGCGCTGGATTTTGAGTCGCTTTGTATTGTCAGGCAGATGGCCAACGATCAGCAACATGTTGTCACCAGCGTCAGCTTTTGTGTAAAGCTTATATGCCATATTAGCCCTCCGTCACAAGGATCAACTCATTGTCGCTGTAATCATACAGATCATCATACTCTGATTGAGTGACAACTTTGTAGCTCAGGCCAGATCCTGAGCTCTTAGCTTTGTATTCCGACCGCAGCAGATAAGCTGCTAACTCACCCCGTCTAACCACATCGGCAGGTATGCTCGCCGGATCACCAGCTGGTCCTTGGGGACCCGTCGCACCTCTTGGACCGTCCATACCATTGATCCCCGGCTCTCCTTGAGGACCTTTTAAGCTAATATCTGATCTAAACGATTGGCCATTATCTAGCTGTATTGTCAAATAGCCCTCATAATCCAATGATATGCTTTGTATGCCAGCACCTTTAAGCTGCTGTTTTTGCTCTGGCGTGAGCTGCTCAAACGTCATTTTACCGTCCGCTCCTGGCGGCCCTTGTGGCCCAGGTGGACCCTGTGGGCCTTGTCTCCCCTCGGGACCGATATATCTGAGCTCACTAAAGCGACTCTTACCGTCACCAAACTTAGCATAGGCTGTATCAGTCTCAAAGCCTATCTCGCCCTCAAGCAAGATGACATCACTACGAGACCACTCGGCGGCGGTCATGCGCTTGAATTGGACGCGTAGCGGTATATTTTCGCTCATTTTTTACCTCCATCTAAAATGATTTGTGGGCTGTCTGACCACTGCCCTGTGATTGTGTCATCATTGCCATCAACCACCTCTCTATAAGCCATCTCCAGCGCTAAATTTTGCACCTCTGACGCGTTTAACTCAACAACCTTAGATTTATACCAGTCACCTGTTAAAACAGCGTGATAGCTTAACGGATAGACGCTAATGACCTCTTTATCTTTAGTGAGATTAAAGGTCTGCGCCTCCATTTTTGCCTTGGTTGGTGTCAGTACCAGTTTGAGACCTTTATTATTAGCTTGTGTCAGCGTGATAGCCACTTTTTTGAGTAAGTCGCAAGTCTGGCTAAAGCTGATTGTGTAGGTCTCGCCACGCTTAAAACCACCGGCGTTGGCCTCGATCTCCACAAAATCCTGATCATAGGTCTTGGTGCGGTTAGGGTCACCAACTAGCAGATTTTTATTATAGCGGGTCTTACCGTCTGTGCCGATAATTTCCGCGTTGATACGTGATGTCTCGCTATCTTTACTAACTTGACTTTTTAGCTCATCAAAACTTTGCTTAATTGACGGGATATCATCAACTTTGATGGACTCTGTGATTTTCTTGATAGCCTCTTCGGGGAGCGATAAGTTTCTCAAAGTTTCTTCAAACTCTTTTTGCTTGATCTCTGCATCATTTAAAAATTCAACAAGTCGCTCATCAACCTGCTTGGCCAGTTTTTCGGCTTCTAGCACCTTGGCGTTAACCTCAGCAACTTTGACCTCGGCATTAGCTTCAGCTTTTTTGATACCATCTTCGATTTCTTGGCGAAGTTTAGTTTCTTTTGTATCAAAGGCACGATTAGCATTATCAATTTGCTTTTGTAATTTGACAAAGTTTGCATCAGAACCAATAGTAGCTAAAATACTATCAGCTACTTGAGCAACACCATTATTTGATCCTGTCATACCATAGGAAACCTTATCATCAAAAGTAAAATCAATATATTCCTTTGATAAGCAGTCATATGTATAAGCGATTACTTGCTTTTTAAAATCAGCATTATGTTTACGAGACTTTATAGTCACAATATCGCATAGATGTACCAGTTGGCCATCAACTTTGTAGGCTTCAATTTTTATTTTCTCTCTAGGTTTATCCAATCCTTGTCGATTAAATTTGGTATTAGCCCATTTAATTAATTCTTCCTCAGATTTAATGTTGTTATTTTGATATTCAATTTCATTAATATAAGGGTAATTATTGATAAGGGGGCTATCAACCGTAACCGATGTTGTTTTTTCTTCAGCATCTACTTCATCACTTTCTTTGTAAGTGGATCTAGCATGGATACGAGTATAAATACCTTGACAGTTGATTTCCCGCTCATACCCCCTAAGATTGTGATGAGTTGAGATAATGGTGCCTCTATCTTTACCTCTATGCTTTAGTATAGACACCTGTTTGTTATCCCTAAGCATTTCTCCTTGCCAGATTCCAACAACGCTATGCGCTCCATCTAGCAAAACCGAGTATAATGTTTCGGTTTCTTTAGTATTAAAAGTATGTATGTCTGCAATATCACTATCAAACGTGAAGTCACCAAGATCGCTTTTACTTGCTGATATCATACTATTAAGTGCCGCCTGGCAACCTACTTGGATGGCAGACATAGGCTTGATAGACCGTTTAAATATATCTTCAGTAATATGCAAGCATTGTAATTCAACGTGATCCGTTTTTTCAATAGGTTTTTTTAGCCTAAAAAATTGAAAGCCAGTCGTTGGTGTCGGTGCCGAAATAAGCATATCTTCTTTAAAAAGTTGATATATAAAAGTATCAGATATTGGATACTCTACTAAAAGCTTATAATCCCCATTGACTTCCTCTGTGATAATAGCCTTTGAGCATTCTGGTAACGGTAGACCATGCCATCTAAAATCCTTAGTTTGCTTATTGTGTAAATAAAGCATTAAGCCCACCCCCAGATTGTCTCAATGGTCAAAGAAGTAATACCTTGACCAAGCACAATACCAATATTCTTTTCTTTTACATTGGCATCAATAGTAATGAAGTCACCTGACCAGTTGATTATTTCTCCTCTACTGGTGATAAAGCTCGGATTGTCAGGATTATTTGTCATCACAAGCGATTCTGAGAGTTTTTCAAGCTTAATCACTTGATCTCCCACCGTAAACGATGTCTCAGAAGCACTATAGCCAGTCACAGTAATCTTTGGAAAAGCAAGAGCAGACCCTTGAGCCTTCAACACCCCGCTACTAGTCAATCTCTGAGTATCAGTTTCTTTGAAAAATTTCGTTGGATGGCAAGTAAAAGTTACTTTAGTCATATAAATACCAGGTTTTTCTTGTTCTGCATCAGTAGCATTTGCTTTGTAGCACCAGAGTCGTGTAGTCTTCACACGCTCATTCTCAAGCCAAAACTTCTCACGTATGAAAAGGCTCATGACTCTATTTAGCTGTTCTTCTGTTGGTTTAATCATATAGATTGTGTAGGCTTTTTTGATGAGTTCTCTATGCCTATTTGTTTGGACAATTGCTCCACTAATACCATCATGTTCCAAAAGATTTGTCTTACTATCACCTAACGTCACAGAAGGAGAATCATGTACAATCACCTTAAAAGGAAAAGACGATGTTCTCACACCGTCAATCACTAATTCGTTATGTTGAATCATACTGTCCCTCCTCTCAATTGAGTCTTACGTTGCAGTTCGTCAGCAATACGCTGTGCGACCTGATTGGCAATTTTTGTGATGTCAGCCTCTTCGCGGACGATATTTCCAGTGATAGTAATATTTATACTCGGAGTGTTTCCATCCATTGTCTGAGCAATTTCACGTCCAATAGCCCCTAGTGTTTTATCATTTAATGGTAAAATTGCTTCATTGCCAGCTTCACCACCAACCATAAGGTTATTACCATTCATTCCAAAAATTGTAGGCTTAGTCATGATACCACCCTTTGCATACCAATCAATACCAATACTTGGTACTCCTCCTTTCAACCAATCCAATGGGTTAGCTGACCCACTAACACGAAAGTGAGGAAGTGGGATATGAGGCCAACTAATTTGAAAATTAAAGAGGTTTTTAATAGCATTAATGCCAGTTGATACAGCATCTCTAGCAGCATTTATGGCATTTGAAATGCTATTTTTAATCCCATTCCAGATGTTAGAAACGGTATTAGAAATACTTGTTAAAACTGTTGAAACTGTATCTCTAATAGTATTCCAAACATTAGAAACAGTACCTGAAATACCATTTAATACATTACTAATATAGCTTTGAATGGCTGAAAATATAGTTTGTACAATACTTTGAATAGCATTCCAAACGGTTGAGAATACTCCTTTGATTGTTTCCCATGCTCCTGACCAGTCGCCAGTGATAATTTGCATGACTGCTTTTATAATGCCTAATACAACATTGATAGCAGTTTCAACAACAATTTTAATAACTTCCCAAGCTGTTGTTATAATTAGTTTTATATTTTCCCAAGTCGCTGATATCAGTGGCTCAAGTATAGACATAACTGTCTGAATAACAGTTTGAATAGCAATCCATACTGTTTCTGTGCTAGCTTTAATTAATTCTTGATTTTCAGACCACCACGAAGTTATTACTCCCCAGATTGACATAATGAAATCTGAAATCTGCTGAACAATAGAACTTATAGTGGTCCAAATAGCATTCCAAATCTCTGTTACAGCTGTTCTGAAACCCTCATTGTTTTGCCACAATTCTTTGATAGCGACAACCAAAAGGGCAATAACCGCAACAACTCCAACAACAATAGCGACTATGGGTAAAAATGCAGTTATTAAACCAAGTATAGTCGTTTGGACTGCCATAGCAGCTGCTTGTAGCGCTAAAAAAACAGGTAATAGTAGGCCGATGGCTGTCATTAGCAATCCAAAAATAATAATTGCCTGTTTAATTGGTGCATCTAAACCTTTAAACCAGTCAGCCACGTTCTTAAGTAAAGCAACAAGTTGCTCCATAATCGGAGCTAATACCTCAGCAATAGCATTCCCAATATCAGCCATTGCTAATTTAGCTTTATTCTGTGCCGTAGTAAAATTATCAATTGGATCAAGTGTTGCATCATAAGTACTACTTACAATTCCTGCTGAATTTTGAGCAGTCTTAGCTAAATCATCAAAATAAAAAGTACCTCTCTTGATAGCATCAACCATTCTCGGTGCAGCTTTTGTACCAAAAACCTCAGACGCTATTGTTAGCGCATCGGTTTCAGATGTGCTAGATTTAATTTTTTCTATAGTTTCAGCTAAACCATCTTTTAATGTCTTTCCATCTTTTGCATAATTGATAGCTGCTTTTGATAATGAGTTCAAAGCAACAGATGAGTCAACACCTGCTTTTTCAAATTGGCCAATTAATGTCACCCCTTCGCCAAATTGCAGCCCTAAAGCCTTAATCTGAGGTGCTCCATCAGTTGCCTTTTTCATAAGATCATCAACTGAAACGCCTGTGCTCTGAGCAACGTAAGTTGTACTATCTAACACATCTGACAGATAATCAACGGATAGACCATAAGCCTCTAACGCTCGTTTAGAATTAATGGTGCTGTTTGTAACATCGGAATCATTGATTTCAGCAAATTTGATCATGGTTGAGGAAGTTACTTGTAGTGCCTCTCCCATTAAACCAAACTGTGTATTGACCTCACCAACAGCATTTCCTGCCACCTCAAAACTCGTTGGGATAGTTGTAGCTACCTTTTCGGCAACTCCTGTCATCTCATCTAACGCTTTACCACTTGCTCCTGTTTTAGTAATGATGATATCCATACCAGCATCAACTTCGCGAAAAGCTTCTAAAGCATTTTGACCTAACTCAATTAACTTATCACTAATCTGACTAAGTTTATCACTAAAATTCATAAGTAAATCAGCATTAAGTAGCTGATTTGTTTCATCAAGTCCAGATTTTGCATTAGAACTTGCAGTAGCCATATCATTCATTTCATTTTGTAATCCATTGAATGCTGACTTTGTTTCATTCAGTGATTTTTCTAGCTTGTTAGCTTCTATAGAATTTTCACCATATTCATTTTTGGCTAATTCAAGCTGTTTTTCAAGGTTTGCAATTTGTTTTTCAACAATTTCAGATTGAGCGACAACTTTCTTTTGTGCAAGAGTGACTTTTTCAGATGCTGAAGCATTCTGACTAAGCTCGCTTTCTTGTAATTTAAAAGCACTAGTTACTTTATCCATTTCAGAGCTAAGCTGATTTTGTTCTGACTGAAGTTTTCCAAATTGACTGGCTGTTGTTTCAGTAACTTGCCCATTAGTGGCCAGAGCTTTATTAACATTCTCAAGTTTGTTTTCATAACCTTTGAGTACATTTTTAGTAACTTCAACTTCACGCTGAAAAGTTCGATACTGATCAGCACCTATATCACCATTCTGAAATTGTTTTTCAACTTGTAACTGAGCTTGTCTTAAAGTTTCAAGTTTCTCTCTTGTTATTGATACTTGTTTTTGTAATACTTCTTGTTTTTGAGTCAGTAAAGTTACATTACCAGTATCAAATTTTAAAGCTCTGTCAATCTGCTTTAGTTCTCTAGTAGCTTCAGAGGCATTCTTGTTGACAGATTTAAGAGCACTTTGTAGTGGTTTAGTATCACCATCAATCTCAATTTTAATCCCTTTGATATTGCCTGCCATTATTTCCTCCTTTCATTAATAATTTCCTGCCCACCCACCACTACTTTTATTTAAAAACTGTCAAAATCTGCTTGATTAGCTTTCCGCTCACTACTACTATCCTCACTACGCAAATTCACATAATCAGTCTGATAATCCAAGGCCATCCCAATTGAGATATGTTTCAAATCATCAATTGACAAACCTGTTTCTTTACAGCAGGAGAGGTACGATTCTACTGTAAAGATTTCAGCGCTTGCAGATTCTGACGTGTCTGGTTTTTTTTTGTGCTCATGCTCGCATTCAACATCTCCATTAAGTCCTGACCAATGTCGTGAACAGGGAACTCTTCCATTTCCATAAAGAATTGAGCATAAGGTTTGATACGAGGATTTGCAGATTTGGCAAACGTCCAAAAGAGACGATTGAAAAAAGTCATGTCAAAGTCAGCAAGAACAGACATATCAATATTGCTGGCTTGCAATTCTTGACCAGGCTCTAGCTTGTCTAGTTCAGCCATAAGTGACTGGCTGTTCAGCATAGTGAATAGGTCTTGGAAATAGTCTTTGCCAAATTCCTCTTTGTAGGCGATAGGAGTATAGCCATTTGTGGCTAATTCATATTCCTGATCACCAATTGGAATGATTTTACGCATTTTAACACTCCTTACATTTCAAGTGCTTCAGGTTCATATACTTTTTTGAACCAATTATCATAAGATGTTTTATCATCTGCAGATGTGATTGATCGCTTAACAACTGTATCAAGTGGTCGTGGACTGGATTTAAATAATAACTCACGTTCGTTTACGCTAGTACCTTGTTTTGTCTTAGAGCCATTTGATGGGCGAGTAGCAGAGCAGTAATACATTACATAACGTGTTTTATTTTTATCACCAGAAAATTCAAACATGATTGCAAAGGGAGTTGTCTCTGCATCTCCTTTTTCAGTTAGTACACCTGTTTTAGAATCTTTGACTTCTCCTAAAATCTTAGTTTTGAAAGTTTCAATAATATTAGGAATTTTTAGTTTTCCTTCATATCCTTCGTTTGAATTCATGAAATGATAATCAATGTCATCTGCTTGAATAGCGCCTGATTCACCTTTTGGATCTAGTGTCAATTCCATTGCACCAGGGAAACGGAAAATATCTCCATAAGTAATTACACCAGTTTCAGCAGCGATCTCCGTAATCGGTGCAATATGTACATTTTTTAAACCAAATGTAACTTTATCTTCAGCCATATTATTTCTCCTTTAGTATAGATAGACTGTGTAAGGTTTGACATATAACCTTTCAGTCTCAATAAAAATTTCTTCTTGAGCTTCAAAAAAAAGCTCATGGTTTGACCACAACTCTTCTATTCGCTCCTCTAAATCTTCATCCTTGCTTTCAAAAGCTAGCTCAACAACAACTGACTTAATTTGATGATTAACAGTATTGTCAGTAACATTGATAATAGGGTTAGATTCAAAATAAACTAGGTAAGGCATATCAGGAACGCTTCCTTCCTTATATGCGTGATAAGTGACAGGCAATCCAGCCTGTTCTAAAATTTCTGCAAACTCTGATAATTTCATCTCCCAAGCTCCTTGATCCGTTGTTGGAAAGTCTCAATAGCATTTTCTTCAGCTGGTTTGATGTGCACCATCGCACGACTTCTGCCACCATTTCTGAGTATATGACTATTTTCAAGCAAGTGAGTTAGTCGGTAGGTCCGAGCAGCATTATAAATCACAAATGAACCGGTTGCCAATTTTTTCTTTCGCCAATTCTTAGCGTACTTCCCAAACCGTTTTGGACTAGTCGCTCTTAATTTCTGGACTGTTTCTTCAGCAACTTCTTCAGCCATGCCATCGACTTCCTCCTCAACTTCCTTTGAGTAATCAGCCAGTTCTCTAGCAATCAGACTAGCTAAATCGGTGCTCATGACAACTTCTCCGTCATAGTTAATTCAAGAGTCTCGAGGTCAATTGGCTATGTCTTAATTATTCGGTATCACTTACCATCAAACTCAGCAATCTCTTGATTGGCATACTCAAAACCGTGTATATCGACCACAAGACTCGGTCGGATACCAGCCTGATTAGCCTGATAAAATTCCGATCTAGTAACTGACTTCTGGCGACATAACAAAGTAGTTTTAATTTCCTCTGTAATATTTTGTTTCAGCTTGTCCTTACCAGTGATTTTTTTAGCTATCAGAGTGATTTCGTTATTCCACATCGATATTTTTTCCTTTCGATGAAACCTGCAAATTATGTAATCGCCACTGAAGGTGACGCGGCATATCCACGCCCCCTTCATAGCGATAAGCAGCAAAGTCAACCAAGAACATCTCATGGTCAGCACGTTCTGGATCAAGGACGACACCGAAAGTATTTTCCAATTCTGAAATAACTGCATCGATGATTTTTTCCAAAGGATTGTCTCTAAGCTTCGTTGAAATACCAAGTTTTAGTTTAAGCAATTCTAATAGCTGACCGGTATCCATGACTATTCCTCTACTTTCTTAGGCGTGCGTTTGCGTTCTGGTTTTTCAGTAGTAACTTCCTGGATAGTTTCTGGAAGTTCTGATTCTTGCACTGTTTTTTCTTCAGTATTCTTTGAAAGTTCTGGTCCATCGTCAACAACGGTTAGAAAAATAGAGCCGGCTGAGTTATACCCTGTAACAAGACCAGTGACAAAATCTTCTAAAGGATCATATCCATCACGAGGAAAAACATCACCAACTTCATAAGTATGTTTTTGGGGATCAGTTAAATCCTGAAATCTACGAATTACTTTATAGGCCATATATTACCTCCATTTTAACCAAGAGCATCAGTGTAAGTACCAAAGAAACCAGCTTCTTTATCAGTCTGTTTAACGTCCAAACGAATGAATAAGCCAAGCAATTGACCATAGATATCATTATTAACCCATTTCACAGATACTTGTAGACGGTCAAATAAAGCAAGGTATTGCTCAATATCACCGATAAAGAACTTCATTTCTGATTCACTACCAAAGACAGTATCATCAACCACATAAATAGTTTTGCCAGCGAAAGAGTAGCCTGTTGGTGAGGTTATATCTTGTTGCAACATATAATCCCCATTTTTATTTTTAATTTTATCCAAAGCATTATACATAGATCGTGTGACAACGATGCTAGCGTTATATACAGCCTTCAACTTAACATTGAAAATATCTTTCAAGCCATCAAGACCAGTAGCATTAGCTTGGGTTGCACTCTTGAAAACTGTTGTAATAAGAGATAACTCTGTATTTTCTCCTTGGTTAAAGACTTCATCTTCTACGATAGACATGATGTCAAAGTTCGCATCATCAATCATCTCTTGTGACACAGGTACATAACCACGATACGTTTTGATAGAGTAATCAATTTCTTCTATTTTGGGTTTAGCAAGTTCTGGATTTTCTTTTAGTTCAGTCACTGATACCATTTTATTATCTGTTTTCTTGATCACAGGATATTTACCAGAGCCACTAGATACCTTGATACGTTTAACTAAGTCCAAAAGAGGATTTCGTGTTTTTTCCACAAATTTTGGTTGCAAAATTTCAACAGGAATCAGAGCTGCGCTGCCGGAATCAGTTGTTTTCAATCCTGTAATGTCACGTTGTTGTCCAAATGAACGAATAAACGTAGCAATAGCTTCACGCTGTTCCATTTTTTTATTACCTCCATGATTATCTTTGTCGTTGCCATAAGATGGTGCCTTACGGTTTTGCTCATCAATCTGTTTTTGAAGATCTTCAATCTCTTTTTCAAGTTGCTCTTTTTCAGCTTGCTTTTCTTCCAGTTCTTTCTGGATATTCTCTAGAGATTTTTCGACAACTGAAACTTCTTCCTCAGTCTCAGCACGTTCCAATTTTTCCGCTTCAAGAGCAGAGCGTTTTGTCAAGTCATCAATAGACTCTTCTAGTGAGACAATCTTAGTTGCCTTGGCACGCATACGAGCACCAAAAATCAATGCTTTATTCATAACTTAAATTTCTCCTTAATTTTTCTTTTGCGCTGAATTAGCGCTTCACGTCTTTGGCTTTCAAAATCTTTTTGACGCGCAGCAATTTCAGTCTGTGGGTATGCTGGGAAAGTACATGGACTAACTTCAAAGATTTCTAGCTCTAAGATAGTATCCAAGTAAGAACCATCATCACGCTCTTCTGTGTTGATTTTGATAGGCATAAAGCCAAAGCTACAACCAATCACATCACCACGTTTGACACGAGCATAAGCACCGATAGCTTGAGGGTCATTCCTGTTGATAACGATATCCCCAAAGAGACCAACATCATCAACACCTAGTGTCACAGTTTCATTTCCAGTCCGTCCAAGAACCAGGCTATGGTCATGATTAAACAAGGCACGAATATCAGCGCCCTGGATAGCTTTTTCAACACCCTCACGCTTGATAACCTCGAAATAACCAGGCCAAAGCTCGGTCTCTTCATCAAACTTAATGAAGTAGCCACTTAGTATCAAATCACCAGATTCTTGTTCTTCCCTGGTTTGAAACCGAGTGGCCATGTAAGCCTTACGTTTCTTCATCGGTTTTACCTCCTTCCTTGATTAGTTTGCTCTGATTGCCTAACTCACCTTGTGGCAGATAGTTTTCAAGAACAATGATTGCATCCATTTCAGGATCAGGAGCCATTCCCATCCAATCACGCCATTCATTCCTACGCATAGCAGCGCTGTCAGTCATCTGTTTAGCAACTGATGACAATTCTGTGATGTCGTATGAATAGAGTGACCTTGGATTGAATTTGAAATAACGATTGCTTGAAACAAGTAAGTCTCTAGTCAAAGTTTGAGTAATAGTGATTGCTATGCTCATGATTGTAGTATTGACAAAATTGTTATATTCAATCTTATTGAACTCCCCAACGCCCAACACAAAAGCTGGCACTCCTAAAAGTCCAGCTACTGTTTTTTTATCAATTTTTACAGAATCATTAAGAGCAATATCATTCAAACTCAGTGGCTTAACCTGTTGCACATCAATCAGAGCATCAGGAATAATCCAGGGAGCACCAGCCTGACTAGTCTCTAAGTATTTCTTAGCAATTTTGTCACGACCTTCCATAGTCGCAAGCTCTGCATCAGAGGAATCAACCTTAACAATTAAACTAGGAACATTCTTACCACTCATGAACCCTTTCTTTGTCTGAGTAGCCATATTCAAGTTCCTCACAATGTCTTGTAAAGCCAATCTAAATCCAGTACCAACAACTGGATTATCAGGGTCAGGATTGATAATAAAATGAACGATTTCATCTGGTGTATAATCAATGCCCTTGTAGTTAATTAAATATGTCTTATCATTGGATTTGAACGATACCTCACCCATCGGAAAAGGTCTCAAGTTCAGAATATAATCAGTCACAGGGTCATATTCAACATGCAAAACAGAGTTACCATCACCATACAATAACAAATCACGAACAATCTTAAAAATCCATGTTTTCCTTGTCATATGCTGGCATGGGTTAACATCAATTTTACGAGCTAGACCATCTTTGATGCGGATATCACCATCCTCAGTATTTTCCATCAAGTGAATTGTCATATTTGAAACCATGTCAGCAATCTTATTGACCGCCATAATCACATCAGGATTCTGAGCCAATGGAATGTAGTTGTCACCATCAAAAATCACACCAAAATTAGTATGACCTAGCATATCGACTATTGGCCTTGACTTGTTACGTCTTAGCATCCTGTCTAAAAATCCCATGTTTCTCACCTCCTTTCTAGCGTGCAGCGCTTTGAAAGAGTGAATCAAAGTGCTTACTTCTTACAATGTTCTGACTAACATCAACTACTTGTTTATCCCAGTTCACAAGTTCAGTCATAAGGTCTTTTCTGTATGACTGACTAATAGTGACTTCTTTGCCATTTAAAGTTGCTTTTACTTTTCCTGTGTTAATTAACACGTTGATATCATGTTCTGATAAAACTATTTCATCCATAAGTCACCTAATCAAAGAATTGAATCACATTCTGGTTCTTGCCAAGATGAGCAAGAGCCTGAATACAAGCAAAAACGCTGGCATCGAACAAATCAATCCTTGCTGTACCACCGTCACCGTCTAATTTTTCATATTGCACAGCATCATCCACCTTTTCAATCGCTCTAACATTGCTGACACAGTATTCATAAGCTTCTGAATGCAAGTAATAAAATTCTTTATTCTTAACCTTGAACTCAATCCGCCTGAAGCCCTCAGACTTCAGATAGAAAAGCTGAGGCTGGTCAATCATCTTAAACTTAGCCTTTTTCATCTTGGCCAAAAACTCACGACCAAACTTCCTATCCATACCAACAGCAGCAATCTTGAAACCCTTTTGCCTCATCTCGATGAACCATTTGACAATATCATCATAGAGCACAGTCGCTGTGTTGCTCATGGTCAGCCAGCCGTCAGACTGCCAGCCAAAAAGCGGAATCCCGTCATCATTTGCCTTCTTCTGAGCATTGACACGAGGAAAGAAAGCATGAGTGATACAAATATCAATGTCTCTTACTCCGTCATTATAGACCCCATATAGTGCAGCAGCCGTCAAGTCATGCAAACGTGACAAATCTGCCCCACCATACCACTTGATAGGCAAGCGTGCCAGCTCTTCTAAGGTCCAATCATACTTCTCATCTGAGGCAATAAACTCATCAGGGTTGAAATAAGCATTCATAGAGTTAGTAAAGACATTCAAGGTTTTGTTAAAGAACTCATTTCTTGTCTGCGGATCATTCATAGCTTGCTCTGCCTCAGCCCTAAGAGCTGTCATAGACACTGTGACACCCCATGACGGGTTAGCCATCTTAAGCACATTGTCTGAGAGATAGTCCCCAACATCACCATCAGTTGTCTGATCAGCCTTGCAGATGAAAATAAACAATCCTTCATCTTGCACTAATTGTTTGAGTACCTTCTGACAATACTTCAAACGATTGGCAAGGAAACCTGTTGGGATATCACCAGCCGTAGAAATAACAAAAAGCATACTGTTTCGGTATGCTGACATTGTTTTCTTCATAAGGCCGTATTTCTTAGAGTTTCGCATTGTGTGGGCTTCATCAATGACCGTCACATTACCATTAAGAGAGTCCAAACGGCTCTCATCATTAGCCAAAGCTTGAATGTAAAATGACCCATCATCGCCAAAGTTTGCTGTGATAGAGTGTTCCTGATTATTATCCTTGATACGGATAAACTTGTCATTCCATCGTTCCACGTTGAACTTGATGAAGTTGAAGGCTTCCAGAGCTTGCTTGACAGAGTTTGCCACGATATAGCATTTTGAACCGCTGTCAGAATCTAATATCTGATAAAGTAGAGCGATAGCAGCTGTAAAACTGGTCTTACCATTTTTACGAGCCAACATAATCAAGGCTTCCTTGAACCTACGCTCATTAGTACCAACATGATAGAAACCAAAGAGATTGACAACTGTGAAATGTTGCCATGGTTGCAAAATCAGAGGCTTGTTACGAATAGACATGGCAAACATGTCATCCCCTTGCTGATGCACTATTGAGTTTTCGATGAAGTGAACAGCAAAATCAACTATATCATCATCAAGTTCATAGGCTGGATTTTCCAAATCCCTGAGAAAGCGCTCAGCGGCCAAGATACGTTCTTCATTGTGCTCTTCTTGAAAGTTAAGCACATAATCAACGTATGCCTTGGCTTTACCAAGATTGGTCAGAGCATTACGGAAAGCTGAGAATCTAATCTCAAATTCTTTATCCATCTTTTACCCTCTTCTTTTTCAGTTCATTTTTGAACTTCATGACCTCAGTAAGTGGTGAGCCTTTATCTTGCTCAACAACCTCTCCGAGTGACTTTGGATTCAACATCAGCTGGTTAGAATAGCTCAAGATGTCTTTCCTGAGTATTTCCATTGCTGTCAAGATAGGAACTTTCCTCTCATTCTCAGCACCAGCCTTATTAACATAGACATCTGTAACAGGATAACCCATATCAGCATAGTCTTGAGATAGCTTCTGGTACTGAAACAACATTCCAGCAAAGATATCAATGATCATTTCAAATTCTTTTCGATAAATGCCCAAGTCTTTCATCTGCTTGACCACTTTTGTTTTGATTGACTTCACTGTAATTGGTTTAGCCAAAAACTAACCCCCTTTCTCAAAAATCGCTGAGTTTTTACCCCCTTTTTCTCTGAGCGCCTCCGACTTGGAAAAAGTTCCCTTCACCGGTTCCCAAGATGCTCAAGAAATCTTTCAAAGAGAGGGGGGATAGCCATAAAAATCTTGAAATTCTTTTTTTCTCTTTTTTTGCCAATAAATTCCATTTCCAATAATCTTATCGTTATTTCGATCGTGAAAGGTATTGTGTCTTTTATTTGTCAATGGCAAACAGTTCCA